GCCTTGATCAACTACTATGCATACAACTCGAAGAACCGCTTACGACCAAATGCTTCTAACTTAGACCCGGTTGCGAGAGCATGATAGCTATATGGGTGCATACGAATTTCATACTTTTGAACTGTTGCAGTAGTATTCCTGTGGCTAATCGCTCGAAAACAATCGTCAAAGATGGCGATGTACTTGTTGAATAATCTCATCATATGCATTTGCTGATTATATGCACAGCTTGTTGCGCTAAACATGTCTCGTGCTGGGGTTCGTGACTTAGTGAGGTCCATAAACTCAATATCGTTCATATACGTCTTGTAAGATGACCCGTAGTCCACTAATCCTGCTGAGTCAACATACTGCCAAAAGGTTTGTTGTAGATTCTTTGACATTCCAAACAGGTCACTTATAGTAGCCCTTCCCTCAGGTGTCCCTCTGAAGATTGATGTATCGATATGATGCGCATACTCAACCAACCTGTCAAAACCACCTAGTTTGTCACTCAATACCTTTAGGGAGCCAATGTAGTCACGCGATTTGTTCTCTGTTCTACATACACCACCGTGTCCAGCATACGCAACGCCAAAATCGTCATGAACATGGTATGCCGGTATTGGTGGGAACCCTTTCATGAGTGTAGCGTCTAACGAAGTTGGAGCAACATCTACAGGTACTGCGTGAAATGTGAACAAGTTTATTAACTTCTGATACTCATTTGGCATGTGTGGCTTGAATTGTATTATCGATTCACGTCTCAAATCTGTTAGTCTATCGGCTTCATTTCCTGATGGTTTTACCGTTACCAGAGATTGCTCAACTTTCATTGCTGGCATATCTACGTATGCAACACCTTTTGGCACTCTACCACCCATTTCTAGAATTCGAGATTTTGCCATATGAGAGCGCATGCGTCTAATAGGATCCTGGACATTTATGTATACCTGTTCCATGGCATGCGCGAATTCTGCCACTTCCTCTTTACGTCTGTCCGCGAGCGTGATCTCTTCTTCAGGTTGTTGTACTAATCCATATAAACCCATCCCAGTAGTTACTAAGAAATCGCGAGTCCAGTGCTTAGTTGGTCGTTCAATGTTTGAATAGTCAGCCACCAGCTCATTGATCAATATCCATCCAACGTCACAGCTAGGTGTTGCCATAGAAGATCCTCCTATTATTCTATCATTGAGTTTGTAAGATGGCATTGGAAAGTAGAATGGGCTAAAGCTCACTAACATATATGGGTACACAAGATGTGATACATCGCTGGTTTGATGAAAGTATCTACTGTACTCTTTCGCCGCAAATGGAGCGGTATTTTTGTATATATTTTCACGTCTCATGACGTTCCATATGCTCATGCCCAGTGATCGACAGTTATTTGTAGAACTAGATCTCTGAGCGTATGTTCTCACAAGTGATAGTGCATTTTTGACTCTCTCAATTGTTGAACGACCATATACCTCTCCTTTCTCTTCAGTAAATACTGTTAAACGATCATGATAAGGCACTAATACTCCGCACAACGCCTGTAGCTGTAGAAAAGTTGCGGTAACGAATGAGAAATCAGTAGTAACTGAATAGTTGAATGTATTTAAATATTCCATTTTAGATTTAAGGTAGCTGTCTGCTCTTTGTACCATATGTGCATCTTGGTAGTCAATGATAATCCGCTCATACATGTCGTCACCTGACGCTAAGAAGAATTTTTGTAACGAAGGTTTTCCTGACTCTGCACGATCTCGAATATTAAAATGTGCGTTATGAACACGGTGTGTGGTAGTTAACATGTAAGTATGCTGGTGAGTAGTTCCCCACGCTCCACTAGCAAACGTGAGCATAGAATATCTAGCCAGCCCGTCGCCCTTGAAAAATGGATCTTCCAACTGCAATCGTTGATTAGTTTTTGCATGATTAGTAGTTGCAGCATAAATGTAAACTGGGTTACGATACTCATAGGTGGGTATTTCAGGACGACCTGTGATGTTCCTAACTATGTCATAAATACCAGCCGTGACCCACATATATCTCTGTTGGTATGTAGTGTTAATATCCCTGAATGGTTCACGTGCCACGTAATTAACAAAATCTGCTGCTTGTGGTAATGTGTGAGCATCCATTGCCTCTACATCCATTGAGCTTAGTAGATGCAGTAATCCTGTTCCAATTAAGACATCTCGAGCATTCCTCACGTCACCAAATTGTTTACCAACTGCTATCGAGTCATCCATCGGCTTTAATGCGTTGGAAAATAGGATATTAGGTAACTGTGCAGCCTGTATTTGATTAGATACCATCTGTACATTACGCGCACGACGTTGAACCTGTGATCTAGTTGCACCAGTAGTTACTGAGTTGATGCTGCCGTAATAGCTCTCGAATGTGTACAAATGTTCACGATGTATAACCGCAGCCACTGCACGTTGATTGGCAATTTTCTTAAGTGATGTTGGTATGTTTTCCGACCCTGGCTGATCTCCCTGTTTTTTGTTCGTCAACAAATTGTAAAACTCATGTTCTGGATTATAAGTTGACAACTCATTAATAATACTCGTCTTGAAGTTACTACAGTAATCATCATAAAGCTCACCAAACGGAGTTTTAGAATAGTCTAAAATATCTGGTACAAGTATGCCATCTACATCACAATATGTCTTTACCGTCGGTCCATTTACAGTTGTGAATCTACGTGGTCTGCTTGACTTCTCATATTCTAGACGTGGTGAAGTTTTGTTGAATAGTCCATTTGATGTAGCAGAACGTATTAATCGTATGATGTAGCGTGCCATTTCAGTATTGCGTGCAGGTGATGAGTCAGAGTATAATGACCTAATAGATCTGGCATGTGCTAGAACTTTCCTCTCGCTACTTGTTAACAATTTCTCATTATCAGCAATTTCCTGTTTCTTCTTCTCGTACTCGAAATCTGTAAAGCCATGAACATCCACAGTATTTATAATAGCACCATTCTCATCCCTTCTAAACAAACGGAACGTTGGCGCACTTAAGTATGCTTCACATGCATGTTTCCTCAATATTCCCTTTCTGTCAAGTGTGTCCTGATAAACTGATCTTGCAGAATATGCCATCAAATTGGTGCATAAACTATTTGCCTCATTATGGCTAATCTCACACGTTAATTCGTACAACGATAACTGTAGCAATGCTGCTAAAATACCTGGCAATGATGTAGAAAAATCGCGACTATAATCTCTTACTGACATGGCATCATTACGATAACGATATGGAAATACTGAATGCTGTGATAAAATTGCAGCAATGAATTGCATACCTATTAGATCTACTCCTCGCTTAGGCACAGTATCCTTGTCTGGATGCCACTCATACACTGCATTATGAGTAATTTCCTGTAGAGTAAGCATCATTGATAGGATAGATGTCTCCATATCAGCGAATCTGTTCTGAACCCCTAACTTTCGAACCATCATACCATATCCTGATGTAATAAAACCTTCTACTCGCGAGTGATGAATCCAGCCACGTTCATGATCTATCTTAATTGGCATCTTTAGAGACTTTGAATCCCGCTCATACTTTCCGATACCATATAACTGGTGTATTGAATGGTTCCATATGTATCTCTGCTTTGGGCTAACAAAACTATTTTCACCAGTATAATCATCACCACCCATATAACCGAAATTGGTGTATGACATGCGCACTGGGTTAGTAATTGCTCTTGGTATCACAACATCCACCTTATAACATGGCTGAGGTTTTAGTAACTTAAGGAAAACTAATATACGGGAAGAATTGTACTGTAGTGATAATGGTACCATATCTAACAGAGGAATGTCATTCACCAAATCAACGACGATACCGTTTTTAGATGAACTATGCAAACTAACAATTTTATCATAATTCAATATAACTTGTGAGGCTTCTGTAGTAAATCTTTCGACCTTAATCTTATTACCATCATGTTGTTCTTGTGTATTAAATATTGTCTGGTTACTACCTTTCTTTAACTCTAATCGCTGTCTGATGGTATCAAGATTATGTATTACATGTTCATTATTTGATTTTAGCTCTTGCATAATTAGGTTTAGTCTTTGTACTTGGTGTTGGGGCTCGAGTTGCATTTTCGTTGAGGCCCGTG